AGATTTTTACCCGACAGCCGCTGCAAGACAGAAGGGCGTCGTAAGCGTTCCTGTTGGTATGCAAAAAGATATTCAAGCGGGGCAGGGGTCTTTAAAACGGGCGATTGTTCTGGATCGCGGGGATTTAGCTACCAAATATCCTTCAGAGCAAGGTTTGATAGATGTGGTTCCGGCGAAAGGTATGGATGACCCTACTGGTGGTTTGATAAACCCAGACGCATTTCCACCAGAAATAAAAAGAGAACTAAGGTTCAAAGGGTCTGAGGCTCAGTTTGAACCACAAAAATTCGCGGACGGCGGTCTGGTGTCTCTTGCCCCAATCGCACGCAACATGTTCCGCGGACCACGGGCCTTACAATCACTAGCTCCTGTAGCTAGGAACATGGATCGTTCTATGCTACGCTCCGGCTAAAGGAGAAGCCAAATGTCACAAACACCAAATGCCGGGATGGTTGATAAAAACGTACCATCTCAACTTGATACGGAAGACCTTGCCGCTGAGATAGAGGTCGAGCTACCGGGCTCACAGGAAAATCAAATTGATTTTATGGGCTCCGCTATAAACATGGATGTTGAAATCATACCGGAAGAAGACGGTGGCGTGACGATTGACTTCGAGCCTGCTGATGCAGCGAAAGGCAGCGAAGAGTTTTACGACAATCTGGCAGAAAATCTGTCGGAGGGGGAGCTTGGCAGAATTAGTAGCGAATTACTGGGAGAGTTCGATGCTAACAAGGCCAGCCGTCAGGAGTGGGAAGACGCTTATGCGAATGGTTTGGAGTTGCTTGGCTTCACTTATGAGGAGCGCACCCAGCCGTTTAGAGGAGCGTCGGGCGTAACGCATCCTTTGCTAGCTGAATCGGCTACACAATTTCAAGCGCAGGCGTTTAATGAGTTATTGCCCGCGTCTGGTCCCGTCCGAACTACCATTCTGGGTGACGAAACACGCGAAAAACAACAGCAAGCGCAGCGCGTTCGTCAATTCATGAATTACTACATCACGACAGTAATGGAGGACTACACGCCGGACATGGACCAAATGCTGTTTTATTTGCCATTGGCGGGTAGCACCTTCAAAAAAGTTTACTACGATGAAACTTTGGGCCGTGCGGTAAGCAAATTCATACCCGCAGAACAGCTTGTTGTGCCGTATGAAACCTCTGATCTGGATAGCTGCCCGAATATCACGCAGGTAATACGCATGTCCCTTAATGATTTGCGTAAAAAACAGGTTTCTGGGTTCTATCTGGACATCCCGGTGATACCGGCACAAGAAGAAATGAACAGTGTGGATGATGAGATAAACCGAATTGATGGTTTATCGCCTAGTCAGGTCGATTATGACTGTACAATACTGGAGTGCCACGTTGATCTGGACTTGGAGGGCTATGAAGATGTGGATAATGACGGTGAACCCACCGGTATTAAGGTTCCTTACGTTGTAACTATCAGTCAGGATAACGGACAGATACTTTCTATCCGCCGTAACTTCAACGAAGACGATGAATTGAAGCGCAAAATCCAATATTTTGTGCATTTCAAGTTTTTGCCCGGTTTTGGTTTTTACGGATTGGGTCTGATTCATACAATTGGCGGTCTTTCGCGGACCGCGACTGCTGCTTTGCGTCAATTGATTGATGCAGGCACGCTTTCCAACCTGCCAGCAGGGTTCAAAGCCCGCGGACTGCGGATCAGGGACGATGATGACCCACTTCAGCCGGGTGAATTCAGAGATGTTGACGCTCCGGGCGGTGCAATCCGTGACAGCTTGATGCCATTGCCGTTTAAAGGACCTGATCAGACGCTTTTTGCCCTTCTTGGGTTTGTCGTGGACGCCGGTCAGCGGTTCTCGACGATTACCAATCTAAAAGTTGGCGATGGAAACCAGCAGGCAGCAGTCGGAACGACAATTGCGCTGTTGGAGCAGGGTTCGCGGATCATGAGCGCAGTGCACAAACGTCTGCACTACGCGATGAAGCAGGAATTTAAGATTCTTGCTCGTGTGATGGGCGAAAGCCTGCCGCAAGAATATCCGTATGCTGTTGAGGGTGCGGATACAAAGGTGATGGCTCGTGATTTTGATGACCGCGTAGATATTTTGCCGGTATCTGATCCGAACGTATTTTCACAAGCACAGCGTATTGCCCTGTCCCAGACCAAACTGCAATTGGCTGGAGCCGCGCCAGAGATGCACAATATGTATGAAGTGTATCGAGACATGTATGACGCGCTTGGTGTGCGTGATGCAGAGCGGATTATGAAGCGGGTGCCGGATGAAGAGCCGATGCCGAAAGATCCGGCGCAAGAGAATATTGACGCACTGGATATGATTGAGTTGAAAGCTTTTGAAGGTCAGAATCATCAGGCGCATATTATGGCTCACTTGGTTTTCGGATCATCTCCGATGGTTCAGGGTTTACCTGCTGTAGCGATGGCGCTGCAAAAGCATGTGATGGAGCATGTTCGCATTGAAGCTAAAGAAAAAGCAGTTGCTGCTTACTTCCAACAAGCGCAAACTGCAAACGTGCAGTTGCCACCGGAAGAGGAAGAGCTACAGATAGAGGCTTTGGTCGCTCAGTTTGTGGCGGAAGGTATGCAGAACGTCAAACAGCTTTCTGCACAAATTTCGGGCCAAGGCCCCGATCCGTTGGTTCAACTCAAAGAACAAGAGCTTCAGATCCGGGCGCAAGCGGAGCAGTCCGACACGCAGCTTGAGCAGGCGAAGCTCAATCTGCAAGCGGCCAACCAGCGTCAGCGGGCAGATCAATTCCAGCAGCGTTTAGCTAGTCAGGAACGTCAGACACAGTCGCGTATTGATGCAGCTATGCAGCGGGAGTTTATAAAACAACGCGGGGATAGTTAATGCTAGCAGAGCTTGCCGCCGCCAACGCTGCTTTTGCAGTTATAAAGCAAGCCGTTCAAAATGGACGCGAGTTGGCAGATGCTGGTTCTGCAATAACCAAGTATGTTGGAGCTAAAGAAGAACTGTCGAGACGAGCTAAAAAAAAGAAAAAACGGGGCACTGCTAATACTGACCTTGAAGAGTTTATGGCGCTTGAAAAACTCAAGCAGCAAGAGGAGCAGTTGCGGGAGACGATGATCTGGTCGGGCCGACCCGGACTATGGAAAGACTGGCAAGCGTTTCAAGCGCAGGCACGTAAATCGCGGCGGGTCCAAGAGGCGCTTGCCAAGAAGCGTCGCGAGGAATTAATAGCCGCGGTGGCTATTTTTGTGGGTGTTATATCAGGCATCGTTGGCATTTGTGCGTTAATTATCTGGGCCCTGTTTTTACGAGCGCTATAATGATGGATGTTTTTCTGCTGCTGGTTTATTTGGGCGTTGGAGAAAACCGGCGAATAGAAAGCAACAATATGCATTTTCGCGATTTGAATGATTGCAATTATTTTGCCTCCCAGCTTTCTAAGAGATATGGTACATATCGTCATAGGGGTGCAATTGATCCGCGGGACAGAGTGATGGCTTACTGTGTGCCGCGGCGGGTAAACCCGCAAAGAACTAAAGTTTATTAAGGAGAGAGAAATGGTCGCGCAAAAAAACAGACGCAGAATACGTAAAGTAATCAAAGGCCTCAACAAGGCCTCCAAACTTCACGCCAAGCAAGCCAAAACTTTGAAAAAAACTCTTTCAAATAAAGGCAGAGCGTAATGGGTTGCATTTGGGCTGGTCGTTGGAAACAATATTTTAAAATTAAAAAAGAAATTTACGAGTGGCATAAACAAGGTTTCTCGCGGCAAGATATTGAAAACAAGCTGCGCCGAAAACTTGAGGGCGTAGAGTTGAGGGTGGTTAATGGCTAATGGACCTAGTAAATGCATGGAACGAATTGAGTTACTTTGACGGTGTTCTGTTTACTGTCTGGTTAGGCATTCTATATGTCGGCAAAAAGAAAATAGATAAGTGGTTAGACTAGATGGATAACAAAAAATTAGAGCAGGGCAGTCGTTACGAAGCGCATGATTTAGACGGCGATGGTATCGTCACGGACGAAGAGATTGCGCGTGAAAAAGAAATGATTGAATTGGAGCTTCGGGAGGAAAAAGCCAATGCACAACAGTGGATGGCGTGGGTCGCGATGGGAAGTATGCTTGTTTTTACAACAGTGCTGTTTCTTCCTGTGGTTTCTACCAGTCGTGTTAATGCTCTCGCTGATCTCCTTGGTCTTTTTTACATTGCTCAAGCTGGGGTTGTGGGTGCATACATGGGTGTATCAGCGTGGATGAGCAAAAAATAATTTACAGATACGAAGGCCCAATAAACAAATTTAGGCAGTACAATCTTATGCGAAAAAAGTTGCGGCGATTGAAGAAAGAGTGGAACAAGGAAACCGGAAAATTTAAGGGGTTTTAAATGTTAAGCGTAATTGGTTCTTTGATAGGTTTTGCCAGTAGCACGGCTCCGGCTCTTGCAGATCATTTTAAACAAAAAAGTAATCAAAAGTTTGAGCTTGAAAAAATGAAAACAATGGCGGAACTGCGTAAGGCAGGCTTTGACCATGAGCTCAAAGCTTTTGAGGCACAGGCTGCTGATAAAGAGCACGACAGACTTATTCAGCATGATATTAGTATTAACAGCGGCACAGGAATTATTTCCGCACTTCAGCGGTCCGTTCGTCCTGTGATCACTTATTGTTTTTTTGGTTTGTTTTTGGCGATTGAAATTACTTTGTTAAGAGAGGCTTTAAATAGCGGAATGAGCGTGGCAGAGTCTTTGAATGTTTTATGGGATGAAGACACAAAAGCAATTTTTGCTGCAATCATTAGTTTCTGGTTTGGCTCCCGCGCCATTGATAAAGCAAGAGGTAAAAGCTGATGGCTGATAATTTTCAAGCTAGTCTGAAAATGGTTTTGAAACACGAAGGTGGGTTTGTAGATCATCCGAAAGATCCGGGTGGGGCAACTAACAAAGGCGTCACCCGACAAACTTATGAGTCGTTTTTGGGTAGACCCTTGGAGAGCGTTAATGAGCTTATTGAAATCCCTGACGAGCACATACGAGAAATTTATCGCATACGGTATTGGGATAAGGTCAAAGGGGATGACCTTCCTTCTGGCCTTGATTTTTCTGTTTTTGATTGGGGTGTAAATAGTGGTCCATCCCGTTCTGCAAAATTTTTGCAAGGTTTGGTAGAAGTGACACAGGACGGGGCTATCGGACCAAGAAGTCTTGAAGCTATTTCTCAACATGACCCCAAAGATTTAATTGTTGAGATGGCCGCCAAGCGCGAAGGGTTTTACCGGTCTCTTTCTACCTTTGACACTTTTGGAAAAGGCTGGTTACGACGTAATGAAGAAACTCGTGACTTTGCTCTCGAACTTGTATAGAAGGGTATAAGACTAGATGCGGAGATATAGGTTTGAGCATACATGTCGCGGAATCGGTGTTTCGCATAGTAAGAGAGCACCGCGCAACGATTGAAAATTTACTTGTTTATGACAATGTAAAAAATATGGAGCAATACCGTGAACTAATGGGACAATTGAAAGCATTAGAGCACGTTGAACAGGAACTCAAGAGCCTGCTAGAAAAACAGGAGCAGATAGATGACTAAAGCAAAGCCCAATTTGAAAGCGGCAGCAGAAGGCGTAGCGAAACTATCAGAAGCATATGTTGACGTTACGGACAAAAAATTAGACCCCGATAATATCGGGGGTTCTCTCTTAGATAGGATGCCGGACCCAACAGGGTGGCGGCTTTTGATTTTACCTTACAGAGGAAAAGGAAAAACCGACGGCGGTATTTTCCTTCCAGACCAGACAGTAGAAGAACACACCATTTCCACACAGGTTGGGTATGTTCTAAAAACTGGTCCTTTGGCATACCAAGATCCAGAAAAATTTGAATCTGGTCCGTGGTGTGAAAAAGGCGATTGGGTGATGTTTGCCCGATATGCTGGCTCTCGTTTTAAAATAGATGGCGGTGAAGTACGCATTCTAAATGACGATGAGGTTTTAGCTAAAATTCAAGAGCCCGAAGATATTTTGCATTTCTAGGAGATATTATGAGTGACGAAGATGTTAAAGAGCAGGAACAAGTTGAACTTGAGCTACCGGAACAAGAGTCCGATGACGCTGTGGTTGTTGAAGAAACAAGCACAGAGGAAGGGTCTGACAACTTTGAAAAGGCAGAAAGCGCAACGCAAAAGCGCATAGACCGCCTAACAAAACGTATGCGGGAGGCCGAACGCGATAAAGACGAGGCCATACGTTACGCACAACAGGTGCAAAACGAAAACACTCAATTTAAACAGCGCATACAAAACATGGATCAGAACTATGTTTCTGAGTTCAGTAATCGCGTTGAATCACAACTTGGCTCTGCCGAAGCGGAGTTAGCTCGTGCTGTTGAATTGGGGGATTCTGCTCAAGTCGTAGAGGCTCAAAAAAAGCTGACACAATTGGCTATTGAAAATGATCGTGCTCAACAGGCAAAAGTGCAGCAAGAAAGACTTGCCCAACAGCAAGCCGCATATCAACAGCAAGCCGCATATCAACAGCAGCAACAGCCGCCACAGGCCCAACAAGCTTACAAAGAACCCGACCCGAAAGCGCAGAGATGGGCTGAAAGAAACGATTGGTTTGGGTCTGACGAAGCCATGACTTACGCTGCTTTTGGTATCCACAAAAAACTTGTCGAGGACGAGGGATTTGACCCAACCTCTGACGAGTATTATAGTGAGTTGGACAGCAGAATGATTGAGGAGTTTCCTCATAAGCTTGATTCTGCTCAAAACGACAAACGGGGAAGCAAAAGATCCGCCCAAAATGTTGCTTCAGTATCCCGCTCTACCGGTGGGCGCAGTAAAGGAAAAAAGGTTAGACTCACCCCTAGCCAGATTTCTATAGCTAAAAAATTGGGTGTGCCGCTTGAAGAATACGCGAAATACGTGAAGGAGTAGTTTATGACGGACGATCAAATCAATGAAGGTACGGCAAAACGTGCTTCTCGCGCAAAACAATCTAGGGAGAGTACGGAAAGGCGTAAACCGTGGGCTCCCCCCTCAATGCTAGATGCACCGCCTGCACCAGATGGCTTCAAACATCGTTGGATAAGAGCAGAAGCTCGTGGCTTTGATGATACTAAAAACGTGAGCGCAAAAATGCGTGAAGGTTGGGAATTAGTTCGCAAAGACGAATATCCGGATTTTGAAGCCCCAGTAGTTGAATCAGGTAAATATGAAGGTGTTTTTGGCGTTGGAGGTTTGATTCTTGCACGGATTCCCGTGGAAACTATTGAAGAAAGGTCAGCTTACTTTAACCAAAGAAACGCTGACCAAATGGAAGCAGTAGACCACGATATGATGCGCGAGAATTCACATTCATCCATGACGATCAATAAACCTGATCGTCAAACTCGTGTAACCTTTGGCGGTCCACAAAAATAAGGACCGCCTGATTTGGAGGAAACAAAATGGCAAATCAAGAAACTGCCTTTGGTCTTCGTCCTATCGGGCTTGTTGGAAGTGCAGCTAATTCAACTGGGGTAACTCAGTATGAAATTGCAAGCGACAACACGAATGCCTTGTTTCAATTTGGTATAGTAGTTCCTACTGCTGCCGGTGTAATTGATCAAGCTGGTGCCACAAGTGGTGGTACTACACCAGCACTTGGTGTCCTGATGGGCGTAGAGTATGTCGATAGTTCTCTAAAGAAAACTGTCTTCAAAAACTTTTGGCCGGGAGCAAATAGTGTAAGCGTAGATACCAATTTCCCGGTAAAAGCGTTTGTCGCTGATGATCCCCGCCAACTTTTTAAAGTTGCTTCTGACGCATCACTCACGGATCGTGCAACCGCACTAGCCGGGGTATTCGCTAACGCAACTTTGGGAACATCTGCTCGTACCGGTTCTACAAGCACCGGTTCAGCAAATGGAGCACTTAGCGTGTCTTCAATCGCTGTCACAGCTACCCTGCCGCTAAGAATTGTTGGCATTCTAGATGACGAAGCCAACAATGATTTTACTGCCGCAGGCATTCCGCTGATTGTACGGTTGAATGCACATTTCAACGCCAGCACGAGCCGTTTTGATTCGCAGACAACTGCGACCTCAACCGGCCTTTAGGAGGGGATAGAAAATGGCTATTTCTCGCGCACAATTAGCGAAAGAGCTTGAGCCCGGACTGAACGCACTGTTTGGCCTTGAGTATGACCGCTACGACAACGAACACGCCGAAATTTTTGAAGAAGAGACTTCGGATCGTGCTTTTGAAGAAGAGGTAATGTTGGGTGGATTCTCAACTGCACCCGTGAAAGGTGAAGGCACCGCCATCACTTTTGACAGTGCACAAGAGACATTCACGGCTCGTTACACTCATGAAACGATTGCACTGGCGTTTTCAATCACTGAAGAAGCAATTGAAGACAATCTTTATGATCGTCTTGCTGCTCGTTACACCAAAGCTTTGGCACGCTCTATGAGCCAGACCAAACAAATCAAAGCTGCTGCAATTTTGAACAATGCGTTCAGCACAGGTAGCCCGATTGGTGACGGCGCAGCCCTGTGTTCTTCTTCACACCCTTCTCTTTCCGGAAACCAGCGGAATGTTCTTTCAACAGCATCTGATCTCAACGAAACTTCGCTTGAGCAAATGCTGATTGACATTGCTGGCTTTACGGATGAGCGTGGATTGAAAGTCGCAGTTCGTGGCACAAAACTTATCATTCCGAAAGAACTGCAATTTATTGCAGAGCGGGTGATCAACTCTAACCTGCGTCCCGGCACAGCTGATAATGACGCAAATGCAATGAAAAACATGGGCATGATTCCAGACGGAGCAGTGGTGAATCACTTCCTCACTGATACAGATGCGTTTTTCATTAAAACAGATGCGCCGAACGGATTTAAATTCTTTAACCGTTCACCTATCAAAACCGCTATGGAAGGCGACTTTGATACAGGCAACATGCGTTTCAAAGCACGGGAGCGTTACAGCTTTGGTGTTTCAGATTGGCGTGCCGTTTTTGGTACTCCCGGTGCCGCCTAATCTGTTTCTTGAGGGGGCGGCAGTTGCCGCCCCTTCTTTTTATGCGTATACTTTATATTCCTGACAGTCGTATAGGGCGACTGACACTAGCCAAGACAGGAGATATGATATGGCTAATACAACTTTTTCGGGACCCGTGCGTTCTGAGAGCACTCTTAAAACCGTAAGCAAAAACTCAAGCACCGGCGCTGTTACAGAGGTAACCACTCTTGGCGACGGTCCTGTAAGTCTAAGTGACGGAGACGTTACACTTACAAATGCAACGCATAGTGGTCGTGTTCTTCTTGTTCCAGATGGGGGTCAAGATAACACTTACACGCTGCCTGCCCCGATTGCCGGTTCAGTATTCCGCTTTGTTTATGCAGGTGGGGCCGCTGATGCCACAGACGCAATTATTTTAACTCCGGGCAACACAAACTTTTTTGTCGGTGGTGTAACTTTTCTTGATACAGACAATGAAGTCAGCGCTGTTTTTTCTGATGGAAACTCAAACAGTAAAATTCAATTGAATGTTCCTGCTGGTTTTGATGTCACGATCATTGGTAAAGATACAACTAATTATCAAATTTTCGGTAATGTAACGGGTGCAACGGCTCCAACCTTTGCTGACCAGTAGGGGGTAGACATGGCTGATACGGTTGCATCACAGACCATAGTAGATGGTCCTAAATATGCGGTACTGAAATTTACCAATGTTTCAGATGGCACCGGCGAAAGTGCTGTGACTAAAGTGGATGTCTCTGCTTTGGCTACTAGCACCGACGGTACAACTTGTACTTCCGTAGTAATTGAAAGACTTTGGTGGCAATGCATCGGCATGAAAGTGCAGATTTTATTTGATGCAAGTTCTGATGTTTTTTGCATTGAGTTAGGCGAAAACCAAAGTGGTCATCACGATTACACTGTATTTGGCGGTCTACCAAACAACGCGGGATCCGGTAAAACAGGCGACATAAACTTTACTACGGTGGGGCACTCAAGCGCCGATACTTATACGGTAATAATGTATCTTCGTAAAAACTTTGACTAGGAGTAATTATGGCGACGACAGCAGATGTTCAACGACTTCCCTCTGGTAGAATAAAATACAGAGGTGAAACATTTGCCGGTTTTAACAAACCAAAAAGAACCCCCGGTAAATCCAAAAAAAGCGCAGTTCTTGCCAAGAAAGGCAAAGAAATAAAGCTTGTAAGATTTGGTGATCCTAATATGTCTATCAAAAAAGATCAGCCCGGTCGTCGCCGTAATTTTCGTGCTCGTCACAACTGTGACACTGCGAAAGATAAGTTTAGTGCTAGATATTGGTCTTGTAAGGCTTGGTAAAATGAAAGTAGCAGAGGTTTTAGAGCGACTTGAAAAGCACGAAGAAGAGTGCGTCAAACGATATACCGATATCCAAAAACAATTGGATAAGTTTGACACTCGTCTTTGGGGCATAGCGGTCCTGATAGTTGCAACTGCAATAGCAAATAAGTTTGTGTAATGAGTTATTCTCGTAAATCAAAAAAAGCGTCTTCAAAAAGCAAGGGCAGTAAAATTTGTCCGGAAGGCAAAGCTTGGGCTCAACGCACATTCGATACGTATCCATCGGCATACGCAAATTTGGCAGCGTCCAAATATTGCAAAGATCCGAATTACGCCAAAAAAGCCAAGGGCGGAAAAAGAAAGGGTCGCTAGATGGGTGAACTGAAAGATTGGCTTAAGCAAGATTGGGTACGAATTGATAGCTCTGGTAATATCAAAGGTCCGTGCGGCACATCTAAGGATAAAAAAAATCCTGACAGATGCTTACCGCGGGCTAAAGCACAAAGTCTCTCAAAAGCTGAAAGAGCAGCGACGGCAAAAAAGAAAAAACGCGAAGGCAAAAAAGGCAAAACGGTAGTCGCCAACACAAAAGAGGCTAAAGTGCAGAACCTTGGAGGAGGCGGAATTGTTGCAAGGGGCTGCGGCGCAATACTGCCTGACAGAAGAAAATACACAAGTGGCTCTGTTTCAAAAACCTATTAGGAGAGTAAAATGTCAAATTCGCGAGTAAATTTGGGGGCAGGCGGCTTCCAACAAAAAACCACTAAAAAGAAACCAAAAAAGAACGGTAACAAAATGAAAGCCAAAGGCATGGCCAAAGGTGGTGCTGTAAAGAAAATGGCTAAAGGCGGCTCAGTCAAAAAAATGATGAAGGGCGGCCCCGTTAAGAAAATGGCTAAAGGCGGCCCCGTTAAGAAAATGGCAAACGGCGGAGTAATGAAGAAAAAAGGCATGGCTAAAGGCGGTGCTGTGAAAAAAATGAAACGTGGCGGTAAAGTTACGAAGTAATGCCTTTTTTACAGAGCAGCCTACCGCAGTATTTTAAATGCTGGGTACGCCGAGAATATACGTGCAATCATGACCGTTATCATGGGGAGTTTTTGCACGCGATGGCAGTGGCCGTCACAACGATGCCAATGAGATGCTTGAGTTTTCAGGTAATTTTCACGGGATACGAGTCCGACAGCACTGATGAACCTAACGTACACGGAGGTGCTATGTGGGCAAGGATGCCCATAACTGCACTGGTTGGTGACACTCAAATGGAGGACTGGCCGCAACCGATGGCTGTACATCATGCACAGCCTTGGGATTGTATGAGTCATACCCACGCTGTGTACACAATTAATAGGGCCCAGCCTTGTCCGTGGCTAGCAAAAATCGACGGTAATTTTTATCCTGCAAAGTACTATTTTACCGTTGATTATACAGATCACGAAATAGCGGATGATCCGGCGCAACACAAACAAAGCCATGTTTTGGAGTTGCTAGACGCTGGAGAGTGGACAGGCAACATAGTTGCGCTTCCAAATAATCGTGTAAGGGTGACACACCCCGCTTGGTACGAAACAGGAGAGGGGGCCCCGGACTTTCGTCCTTCTCAACATATACATTACTCCAAATCTGATTTAGACTACACTTTGGATGTAAACCAGATTTTTGATAATCTATACGCGGACGATGAGGACAAGTAATGGCTACCTCCGACAGCAGAAATTTTGAACTAGATGTAGCTGATTATGTTGAAGAGGCTTTTGAGCGTTGTGGTTTAGAGGTGCGAACAGGATACGACTTAAAATCAGCAAAAAGGTCTTTGAACCTAATGCTGGCGGAGTGGGCCAATCGTGGCCTCAATCAATGGACTATCAAACAAAAAACGCAAGCCCTGACTTCTGGCACGAGTGCTTACGCTTTGGGCACAGATGTAATTGATGTTCTGTCAATTGTTGTGCGTCGTAGTGATACTGATTTTACAATGTCGCGCATCAGTAGGGACACTTATTTGAACATTCCTACGAAAAGCACGACAGGTCGTCCAAACCAATTTTTTCTTGATAGGCAGGTGACGCCGAATCTTAAACTTTGGCCGACACCAGAGAATAGCACGGACGTTCTACATTATGATGCGCTGGTGCGTATGGATGATGCAGATACTTATACAAACACTTTGGATTTGCCTTTCAGGTTTTATCCATGTTTAGCCGCTGGGCTTGCATATTACATTGCACTTAAACGCGCTCCAAACCGTTTACAAGTTTTAAAAGCTGTGTACGAAGAAGAATTTGAGCGTGCGATGGCCGAAGATAGGGATCGTGCATCTTTCAACGTAGTTCCGCAGATTCAATATTTTAGGATTTAGCGATGGCTAAATTTGCCACAGGAAAAAATTCTTTTGCAATATCGGATAGATCCGGTATGCGGTATCGTTACCAAGACATGCGGCGTGAATGGAATGGTTCTCTCGTTGGCAAGGATGAATTTGAAGCAAAACACCCTCAATTAAAACCGTTTCCAAAAATTTTTGACCCAGAGTCTCTGCAAGATGCAAGGCCAGATCGTAAAGAACCAATGGAAGTTCCTGTGGGGGCCGGAGGTTTTCCAAATAGAGGTATTGCTACTCGCGGTCTAGCTGTTCTTGGAGTGGTAAGCATTGGTGGGGACGCCGCGACAGATTTTTCAGTTACCGTTGGGCTAACAAGCGTATCAGCCACGGCTTCCGTTGGAACTGTTACAGCGACAGGCTCTGTTACAGCAACTTACACGATTACAGTCCAATCTTATTATGGGGCTAACAAATATTATATTGACGGTAGTCGCCAAGCCACACTTACCTTGTCGGAAGGTTCTACATATCGCTTGGATCAAAGCGATAGCTCCAACAGCGGGCATCCCCTACGGTTCTCTACAACATCTGATGGGACGCATGGAGGCGGGTCTGAGTATACAACGGGTGTAACAACTAATGGCACTCCGGGCTCATCTGGCGCTTACACACAAATTACGGTGGCTTCAGGCGCTCCAACGTTATACTATTATTGCACCAATCACAGTGGCATGGGCGGGCAGGCGAACACACCATGAGTTTTACATATGCAACCCTGAAAACGGCAATTCAAGACTATACTGAAAACCAAGAAACCACCTTCGTAAACCAGCTTCCCACGTTTATAAAAGGGGCTGAAGAACGTATTTTTAAAAGTGTTCAACTTAATTTGTTTCGCAGAAATGCCACGGGTACGGTCACTTCAAGTAACAAGTTTTTGAATTGTCCATCTGATTTTCTTGCGCCTTACAGTCTTTCAATCATATCAAGCAGTGAAAATATATTTTTGGATTATAAAGACGTAAATTTCTTGCAAACGGCTTTTCCAAATCCCAGCACCACGGGCACGCCTAGATATTACGCTTTTTTTGATGTTGAAAATTTTTTGTTAGCACCGACGCCCAATAGTGGGTTTACCGCAGAACTGCATTACTACTACCGTCCAACTAGTTTGACTGCTGGTTCTGATAGCGGAACCACTTGGTTAGCTACTAACGCGCCTTTAGCCATGTTGTATGGTTCTCTTTTAGAAGCCTACACCTTTATGAAAGGTGAAGCTGATGTTCTACAGAACTACACTATTCAATTTGCAGAATCTATTGGAAGATTGAAAAATTACGGCGAAGCCTTAGAGGACACAGACGCCTATAGAACTGGGCTCGTAAGGCGCGAGAAACTGTAATGTTTACTTTAGACCTTAAAGTTGACGAGTCGCCAATTGTAAATGTAGTTACTACACAAAATCGTGGTTTTACCCCCGAAGAGGTTGCCCACCGTTGCACTGAAAAAATCATGTCAGTTTCTGAAAACAGCCCTCCTGCTATTCGAGACCAAGCCATTGCGTTTAAAACTAATATGGAGCGGATTATTGCTTTTTACATGCGAGAAGCTATTCGCAGTGACCGCACTTCTGTGTATAATGCTCTTATTAATTCAGGTCATCCAGAACTAGCAGAGATGATTAGGAGGCTTTAAAATGGCTATTTCACAAGCAATGTGTACTTCTTTCAAAAAAGAATTGTTAGAAGGTAAACACAACTTTACTAACGGAGCTCACACTTTCAAACTGGCCCTTTTTACCAGTTCTGCTTCCTTGGATGCAGCAACTACCGATTACAGTACCAGTAATGAAGCATCGGGAACTAATTATACTGCTGGCGGAGCAAATCTGACGAATGTAACGCCCTCTAGCAGTGGCACGACGGGTTTGACAAGTTTTAATGATTTGACTTTTTCAAGCGCAACAGTCACCGCAAACGGCGCTATTATTTACAATTCTACTACGGCTGGCGGCAGTAGCACTACGGATGCCGTCTGTGTGTTGGCTTTTGGGGGAGATAAAACATCTACAAACGGTGATTTTACGATACAATTCCCTACAGCAGACGCCTCAAACGCAATTATTCGCATAGCGTAAGGACTCGCTCGTTATGGCTAGTATAGCTGGATGGGCGAGAGGTTCTTGGAACGAGGGTGCTTGGGGCACTGCTTTACCCGTCCAAGTAACGGGAAATGCCGGAACAGGAACACTTGGAAACGTTAGCGCTCAAGGCGCAGTTGTTGTATCTCTTTCAGGTGTTGCTGGAACCGGCACCCTCGGCAACGAAACGATTTTAGCAGGCGCAGTTGTAAGCGCGTCTGGTAATGCGGGCACAACCACACTTGGCAGCGTAACTGTAGCGGAGGGCATTGGCGTCGTTGTATCAGGCGTTTCTGCTTCATTGGGACAAGGTTCTGTAACTATTATCGGTAAAGCGGTAGTCCCGGAGACTGGTTTGCAAGCCACCGGAAATGCTGGTACTGTTGTTGTAGCAGCAGATAGCGACGTAAGTGTCACGGGTGTTAGCGCCACGGCTGCTTTGGGGTCAGTAGAGGTTTGGAGTCAAATTACACCAAGTCAAACGCCAAATTGGTCGGGAGTAAGTCCTTCGCAATCGCCTAGTTGGTCTGCGGTTTCTCCCTCTCAAAGCCCATCATGGGGCGATATAGCAGCGTAGGAGAAACACATGGCAAGCACTTTTACAACTAATTTTGCCATCGAAAAACCGGGCACGGGGGAACAAAGCGGAACTTGGGGCACCACTACTAATCACAATTTTGATATTTTTGACCGTTTAGCGGGCTACAAATCGGTAACTCTATCCAATACAAGTTCTACGCTAACAATACGCCCGTCTTCTCCTAGCAGCGGCTCAAGTAATGCCGAAGATGGGATGTTTCGTGCAATTAAATTTGCGGATGGTGGGGACGTTGGCGGGGCAGTCACTCTGACGGTTTCTCCAAACACAGCAGCTTGTTTTTTTCTTTTTCAAAATTCTTTGTCGGGAAGCAGAGACATCGCCGTTACGCAAGGATCAGGCGCTAATGTCACAATTACAAATGGTCAAACGCAAATTTTGTATTGCGACGGAGCCGGTTCCGGGGCGGCGGTAGTAAGCATCAGTGATAATTTATCCATGTCTAATGCCAAAATTACGGGAGGCACCGTCACCGGCATCACTGATTTGGCAATTACAGACGGTGGAACGGGGGCCTCAAGTGCTGCCGCAGCAAGAACTAATTTAGATGTGGATCAGGCGGGCACAGCAACCGCTCTGGCAATTGCGTTAGGATAAAGCATGGCAAATACTTTTAAACTTAAAACACATGCGGCCATGCCAGCTTCAGCAGGCACGCCGGAAACACTTTACACGGTAGGCAGTTCAACCACTACAGTTATACTGGGTCTTATACTTTGTAATGTAGGAACAGCCCAACACACTGTGGATGTTGTATTAGAATCTGACACAAGTGACACAGAAACAAATGCAACCGTAAAATTGCTTGAAAATGTACCGATACCAACTGGTTCATCGTTGGAAGTTTTATCTGGGGGAAAGGTTGTTTTACAAACAACAGATGTGTTGAAAATTGACGCAGACACAGCGGCAAAAATTGACGCGACATTGAGCATTATGGAGATCACTTGATGCCTTACGTTGGCAAAAAAGCCACAAACGTAGTGGACGTAGCAGAGTCACAATCCCTTACGATTGATGATAATCTAACGACTCCCTCTATTAACAGCGGTCAGATTGGTGGGCGGCGCAACCTTGCGTATAACGGCGCAATGAAAATTTCTCAACGTGGAACCCAAACAAGCCAAACAGGAAGTTCCTACACGGCTTGCGATAGGTTTTTGACATCTGAAAGTGGTGCGGCTATTACAACCTCCACCCAAGAAACAGATGTTCCGTCGGGTCAAGGATTTGCTAATTCTTTAGAAATTGACGTAACAACGGCTGACGCCAGTTTAGCTGCTTCTGATAATTTTTTAATTATTCAAAGGCTGGAAGGGCAAGATTTACAGCATTTGCTATATGGCACTAGTGGTGCAAAAGAGTTGACTATTAGTTTTTGGGTAAAGTCGCCAAAGACCGGGACGCATATCCTTGAACTGCGCCACAATGATGCAACTTATTTTAACTCTCAAGCGTACACTATTGCATCAGCAAACACTTGGCAGAATGTCCAACTTACCTTTGCTGGATACACGACAACGGCTTTTGACGATGACAACGCCCATAGTTTAAGTATGAATTGGTGGTTAGCCGCAGGCAGTAATTTTTCGGGCGGCACATTGAACTCAAACACTTGGCACAATACTGCTGCCAATCGTGCAGTTGGTCAGGTAAATTGTGTCGATGATGAGGCTAATAATTTCTATCTGACGGGCGTTCAACTTGAAGTCGGCTCAGTAGCCACCGAGTTTGAGCATCAAACTTTTGGTGAAGAGTTGGCGTTGTGTCAGAGGTATTATCAAAGCATTGATACAAACACAAACCAAGCTCTCGCCTTTGGTACAAGACAAACTACAAACACTGTAAGATTTAGTATTCCAACGCCAGTAACATTAAGAGCCAGTCCGTCTATAACTATTTCTGGAACAGTAGAGTGTCAGGAAAGCGACGGGACTACCACATCAATCACCAGTATTTCAGCCGTACAAAGTTCAGGTAATTATGTTGTTGCCACAGGCACAGCGTCTGGTGTTGTTGCTGGGTCAATAACTGTAAGCGCAAACAGTGGCGCAACGGCTATAGATGCGGAGTTATAATAATGAATGAAATGAATATTGCTTCTGCAAAGTATGTTGCCGACGACACAGGCAATATTGCAATTATCGCCACCATTGATGGCTCTGAATGGGGTGTTCCCATATCGGAGGGCAACCGCCACTACACGGAAATCATGCGCCAAGTAGAAGCTGGCACACTTACGATACAGGATGCTGACTGATGGCAAGTAAAGCAAGACAACTAGCACAATCCGCCAGCGCCCCTGAAGGGCGTAAGAATATTATAACAAATGGTGCGATGCAGGCGGCACAACGCTCAACTTCAGTTGCGGGTATAGGTGCGACTAATGGTGCTGCTTATCATACAGTTGATAGGTTCAACGTAAGTTTAAGTGGTCTTGCTGACGGGTCTAACAGTGGTGGAAGATTAACCATGTCGCAGGACAGTGATAGTCCTGACGGTTTTGCTAACTCGGTAAAATTTGCTTGCACAACAGCACAAACCACCTTAGATGCAGGCGATTTTGTTTGGTTCAACACTCGTCTTGAGGGTCAAGATTTACAAAGATTTGCCAAAGGAACGTCTAGCGCAAAAAACTTTACACTAAGCTTTTATGTAAAAGCAAACTCTGCTCGTACTATGGTCGCAGAACTTTTTGATTCTGATAACACTAGAGCAGTTAGCAGAACATTTACAACAACTACAGGTTGGTCACGCATCGAAATTGATTTTGGAGCAGATACCACAGGGGCATTTGATGATGATGGTAATTTAAGTTTATATGCTGCTATTTGGTTAGCAGCAGGGTCAACATACAGTAGTGGAACTTTGCAAACATCTTGGGTTTCTTCAACTGTTGCGAACAGAGCCGCAGGTAGTTCTAACTTTTTAAGTAGCACAGACAACACCTTGTTTATTACTGGGATGCAACTTGAAGTCGGCTCTGTAGCCACCGAGTTTGAGCATCGCAGTTTTACGGAAGAGTTGGCGTTGTGCAAGCGGTATTATCATGCACTTAGCACTGATAGGACTTTGTATGCTTCCGACTATGGCTCTCATTCGTTTGCTAGACTAGCGGCCCCAACAACAATGAGAGCAGTCCCGACTGTAACGGCAACGGCAAGTAGCACAGTTATTGGAACTTATCACACGCATGACATGATTCAGCTTTATCTTAATGGTAATGCCGCCAATGCTAGTAGTGCAAAACTCGATGCGGAGTTGTAGAAATGAATGAAATGACAATCACATCGGCACAATATTTTGCAGACACTTTGGGCGATGGGGGAAACATATCTGTCAAGGCTACCATTGATGGTGTTGAAATGTATGTCCCCCTCGACCCAGACAACCGCCACTACGCGGAAATCTTACGTCAAGTAGAAGCTGGCACACTTACAATACAGGATGCAGACTAATGCCTTATATTGGAAAAGACCCCGGAACTGGTTTACGCGGCAGATTTATCTACACCGCGACGGCTAACCAAACTACGTTCAGCGGATCTGACAGTCTTGGTCGCACCCTGACATACACAGATTCTGAATACACAGACGTATATTTGAACGGCGTCAAGTTGGATAAGACAGACTATACAGCCACCAGCGGCACAAGCGTCGTGCTTGATAGCGGTGCTTCAGCGGGCGATATTCTTGAAATTTTGGCTTTCGACACGTTTGGTCTGTTTTCTGGTGACTTTGCACAAGATGTAACGGTTGCAGGAGATCTTACGGTCTCCGGCACAACCACCGTTGCAGCCACTACAATGACAGGCGATCTGTCTCTTGCAGATAAGATTGTTCATACAGGCGATACCAATACCGCTATTCGCTTTCCAGCCGCCGATACGGTTACAATCGAAACGGCTGCATCGGAACGTATACGTGTCACTGATGCTGGGAAAATTGGAATTGGCACCACGACACCAGAAAATCCTATTGAAATAGAAACCGCAAACACTTTGGGTTCGACGTTTACAGGAACCACACACGGCGAAGGTTTGCGGGTAACTCAATCTAGTTATTCGTCTGGTAATTTTGTTAGTCTTGTAGAGGCTCCTTATCAACCTAATGGCGTTCCAAATGTTCGTATGGCTGCTTTGTTTACTGGTAGCGGCTCAAGTCTAGCGTTTGGTACGTCTAATAGCTTTGGTTCGGGTGTTACAAACGAAGCAATGCGTATTGATAACAATGGCAATATTTTGTTGGGCATCACCAGCACTGGCACTACGGGTGCATATTTCGACCCAGAGTCCCTTGACAGAACTGTATTATTTACTGGAAGTTCTTCAGCTTCAAGTGGCATCACTTTAGTAGCATTTAATAATCCAAATGGAATTGTAGGCGGTATAAGCACTGCCGCCAGTTCTACATCCTTTAATACTTCATCAGATTACCGCCTGAAAGAAAATATTACTGACATCACAGGTGCTATTGACCGCGTTAAAACACTAGCCCCAAAGCGGTTTAATTTTAAAGTTGACCCAGACAATAAGGTTGATGGTTTCTTGGCGCATGAAGCGCAGGAAGTTGTCCCCGAAGCAGTAACTGGAACCAAAGACCAAACAGAAGCCATCGGTGATTTGAAAGATGCAGATGGCAACGTTACAGAAAGCAAAGTGGTCAAACCAGACACGCTTCAAGAAGGATACACTTGGACAGAAACAGAAACACGACCAGTGTATCAAGGCATCGACCAAGCCAAGCTAGTGCCGTTGCTTACAGCCGCATTGAAGGAGGCTATAGCAGAAATCGAAACTCTAAAAACTAAAGTCGCCGCTCTAGAGGCTGAATAATGCCTTTTACCAAATTACAATTTAAACCCGGCATAAATAGAGAGGGTACACGTTACTCAAATGAAGGCGCTTGGTTTGATGGTAATTACATCCGTTTTAAATACGGATATGTTGAACGCATTGGTGGTTGGCGGAAGGTCAATTCAACCGCTTTTGACGGCACAATTCGTAAACTACACAATTTTGTAACTCTTTCTTCTTTGAATCTTCTTTTTATGGGGGGCAACGAAAAGGTATATCTTGAAGAGTCCGGCACTCTTAATGACATTACACCAATTCGATCTACCGTAAGTTTGCCAAGTAATCCAATAAATACCACCGGTGGGGCGGGTAGTGGCGTAGTTACAGTTACCACCTCTACAGCACACGGTGCCGCTATAGGCGATTTTGTGACTTTTGCCTCTTTAACGGCAGTAGACGGACTTACAACAGACAATTTGAACAAGGAACATGTGGTCGTTTCTGTTCCTACCACCACAACTTTTACAGTCAACACAGGCGGCTCTGCTACAAGCGGAGGTGTCGCTGGCGGTGGATCTTCCGGCACAGCGGCATTTCAACTTAGCATCGGACTCGACTCTACAGTGCTGGGGCCGGGTTGGGGTGCTGGCACATGGGGCCGGTTTACGTGGTCATCAAGTGCGGGTTCCTTGGCAGGGCAAACGCTGCGTTTGTGGTTTGCAGATGATTTTGGTGAAGACTTAATTTTTAATGTGGCCGATGGACAGTTGTTTTATTGGGACGCTACCAACGGCGTTGGCACACGAGCAATAAATTTGGCAGACAAAGACGGGGCCAATGAAGTGCCCTCTGTTGCCCGAAAGGTTCTTGTGTCCGAAGTAGACCGGCATGTTCTTTGCTTTGGAGCAAACCCTATTGGCTCTGCTGATCAAGACCCCTTACTTATACGGTGGTCAAGTCAAGAAAGTGCTGTGGATTGGTTTCCATCATCAACAAACACCGCAGGCGACTTGCGTTTGTCGCAAGGGTCCGAAATAATTACGGCTGTCAGAACAAGCCGTCAAATCCTAGTTTGGACAGATCACAGCTTACACTCTGTACAATTTAGCGGAGCTCCATATACGTTTGGCACAGCTTTATTGGCAGACAACATAAGAATTGCGGGCCCAAACACAGCAATTAGTGTGAATGATATTGTTTTCTGGATGGGCCAAGAAAATTTCTATGTTTATGACGGGCGCATACAACCTCTTCCGTGTTCAGTCCGGGATTATGTTTTCAGTGACTTGAACACCCAGCAATCTTTCAAGTTTCATGCCGGTAGCCTTTCGTCACAATCAGAGGTTTGGTGGTTCTATTGCTCTGCAAGTTCCAATGAAATTGATAGATATGTCATATATAATTATGGAGAGCAGACTTGGTATTATGGAACGCTGGCGCGGACAGCTTGGAATGACCGGGCCGCAGGACAAAGGAGCTTTCCGCAAGCCGCAAGCACTGATTCGTTTCTGTATGATCACGAATATCTGTTAGATGACGGTAGTCAAAGCCCCGCGATTGCAATACCTGCATTCGTGCAGTCCGCTGATTTCGATATTGGGGACGGTGACAAATTTATGCTTATCCGTCGAATTCTGCCGGACATTACATTTAATGGTTCTTCGGACAGCACACCGGCTGTAACTTTTACTATGCAATCACGCGATTTCAACGGCAAAGCCGTTAACGAAACAGTTACAGGCTCTGTCGAGGAAACAAGCACAGATATTTATACCAATCAAATATTTTTACGTGCTAGAGGACGTTCCATGAATTTCAAAGTAAGCAACTCCGACACTGGCGTAAACTGGCGTTTGGGGGTTTCGCGTTTAGATGCAAGACCGGACGGTGGACGATGACAACTAAAACAATTAGAACAGTTCTGCCTATTGCACCGAATGTGTATGACCAGAATTTCGCCAACCAACTTGCGCGGAACTTGGACCGTGTTATTGATGATCAAAGAAATCCTGTGTTGAACATACAAAACGTGCCTTCGGATGGCGTGGCAAATATTTTGGAAGTTGGAGATTTGTTTCAAGAAAATGGTTTTGTCCGAATAGTCAGACAAAATGACAAATTTAGTGGCTCTGTCAGTGCGACGGGCTCCATTGGAACAGTAACGGTAAGTACACCATGAGCGATGAAAGCATTATTACATTAGAAGATGGCAGCAAATGGCGGCCTTCAACAAGTAAAGATTTGGTCAGTTGTGCGTTGTGTCCAAATATTGTTGACACTCCCGAAGAGATTGCATCTTGGCCGGAGGGAAAATGTCCTGATTGCGGCAATCCGTGGACAGGTAATGAGAAAAGAAGTACTGTTATCAGTGTAACAGTACCAGAGTCTATTGGTAGCGGAGTGGGCTAATGCAAGCAGCGAAAAAAGAAACTGTATTTGAGTTTCCTGAAGGTGGGATCGCAGATTTTTATATGACTGACGAGCAGTTTGCGGAGCTAGAGCGACGCGAAACGGTGGGCCATGGCGGCATTGCAAATGTCCACAACATAGCAGACCGCATCGCTGAATACGGACGCTATGGCGACGACACGTTGGCTCACGTTGAAACAGGTGAACTGGTAGTTCCAAAAGCGCTGCTTGACAAGAACCCCGCCCTTAAAGCAAGTATTTTTGAGCATCTCGAAGAGCTTGGGGTTAAAGACCCCGAAAGATATATAGTCGGTTCGGAATTCAATTCACTGAACCCCGACACTCAATTGCCTGAGTTTTTCCTTAAAAAATTATTTAAAAAAGCCAAGAAAGCTTTTAAAAAAGTCGTAAAAGGCGTCAAAAAAACTCTGAAAAAAATTGGTAAGGTGCTAAAGAAAGCTTCTTCCGTCATACTGCCTGTAGTCTTGAACTTTGCGTTTCCCGGCATGGGGGCGATCATGACAGGCGCTTTGTCGGGCGGTATTGGTACTTTAATAAATGGCGGTAATTTAAAAGACGCTCTTAAAGCTGCCGCCATTGGCGGTGTGACCGGAGCAGTCGTCAAAGGTGGGTACAACAAACTTACAGGCAAAGCTGGCTTCGTTGATACCGTTAAATCTGAGGTATCAAATTTAACAAATCTTAAATCGCAATTCTCCACGGCAGGCGGAATTTTAGACCCGACCTCGAAATACTATACCAGTGCGGCGGGCTCCGTTGCTGGCACAGCCGCTCCAGCGGCCGGAGCACAGGCGGCTCCTGTTACTACTCAACCTCTACCGGAAATTCAAGGCCCGCCAACCGCCCCACCTATTCAGGGACCCCCAACCGCGGCTGAAGCTGCGTTGATAGGCGAACCTACATTTATGCAACAAGCTGTGACAGCCGCAGAAAATATAGATCTTACAAAGAGCTTCCCACAGTTAGACGCGCCGCTTGATCCTTCTTTAGGTAATTTCCAAACGGACAGTGTTTTAGATTTATTAGACACTCAAGCTCCAATAGGAACAACGGCAACCAGCAGCCTCCCTCAAGCGGTTCAAGATGCAATTAGCACGCAACCTTCCTTTGATGAATTTGGTAATAAGTTTATTGGTGGTGAACTTGTTCCAAAAGGTAGCATGATTGCTCCAGATGGCACGCTTGTAGAGTTGGCCGCACAAAAGTCTGCGGAGCAACCTGTTACGGCAAGTGTTCTTGATAATATACCAAAACCGTTTGTGCCGGGTCAGGCCGCCCCCACAATACCGGGATTAGAAGCTCCCACTTATACCCCTCCCGGTGGTGTTGATAACATATTCACCGGTGGGCAGCCTATAACACCGGCTGGCCCTTCAGTAGCATCATCGTCAGCATTTACGCCATACACCCCGCGTGAAATTTTCCCAACAATGAAAGATATTGTGACCGGTGGAAAGACAGGTGGGTTTAGCGGACGTTTAGATGCTACAAAAGAATTGTTTTTCCCATCAGGACCAACCCCAGAACAGGTTGCAGTCGCAAAAGCACAAGCAGGTGCCGCAGCGAAAAAAACAGCAATAGACGCCGCAGCATCTTTAGGACTTCCAAAACCCACCGATGTTTCTTTAGCGCAGACAGCCGCTGATGCCGCTAAAGGGGTCACAGCAAGCTCCTTGTCTCCCAGTATGTTGAGCACTTATGGTCCTGCTCTGGCTGCAACGGGACTAGCCGCCCAACAAGCGGGATTTTTTGAAACGCCAACTTACGATCCTGTTACCCTAATAGAGTTAGAAGAAAGCATGGGCGGCAAAACAGCCGAAGAATTAATTAAAATGGACCCAAACAAGTACCGTATCGATAATCTTGGTCGTCCAGTAATTATTGATCAAACTCTTGTACCAAGTACAACCGCGCCACCCATGACAACTATGCCGGGTGAAACCTTGCAATATTACAGGCAAGGTGGACAAGCGTTTCCACGTAGGACCGGTGGCATAGACCCGTCTGAAGGCGTGCCAAACCAAGATTCTGTCCGCGCTATGTTGATGCCGGGTGAGTTCGTCATGACCACAAAAGCTGTGCGCGGTATGAGCCGAAACGGAGACTCTCGCGAAGGCATTAGAAACATGTATTCCATGATGCGTAATCTTGAAGCACGCGAAAGGAAGATGGGCTAATGTCTACATACGGTGATGTAACTACTCAGATTGTACGGGAAGATCCTGAAATCGAAGCCATTAAGCTTGGGCTTTTACAGGATGCACAAGCACTTGCAGATCAGCCTGTTGGCATACCTGTTTTGGACGAAGCGGGTAATCCAGTTCTGGACGCTCAAGGCAACCCGGTAGTTCAATTACCACAATCCAAAATTGCAGATATGAGCCAATTGCAAACAGATGCAATTGCTAATGTTACTGCGGCAACTGGGGCTGACGGTCAAGGTATTGGTGGGTTTCAGCAATACCTAACTGATGCGGGCATGACTTTAGATGAAGCCCAGAACTTGCTCTTGGGAGCTACAGGGGAGGATGGAACTGTAAGTCCCGGAGCCTTCCAACAGGCAATAGATGCTTACACTACGGGCATGGGGGGTGTAACCTCCGAATTGCGTGATGAATATATGAATCCCTACCAAGCAGCGGTGCAGGCAGAGATTGATAGAACATATGATGTGCAACAAGCACAAAGAGGTCTTGAAGCTGCTGGAGCGGGCGCGTTTGGTGGGTCTCGTTTTGCTGTGGCCCAGTCAGAAATTGATCGTAACAGGGCTCAACAACTTGCTTTGGCGCAAGCACAAGCTTTTGAATTTGCCCAAGGGGCCGCAGAAAGAGAATTGGGACGACAACTACAAGCCGCCCAAGGTATAGGTAATTTAGGTATTGCAGGCACGCAAGCTTTAGGAACTCTTGGATTGCAAAAAGCAGGGCTTGGAGAGCTTGCTCAGAAACAATCTTTGCTCGATATCGAAACAATGTTTAATTTAGGCAAACAACAGCAGCTTCAAGATCAAGCTGTACTTGAAGCACAAAAACAAAATGAACTGGCTGCGTTATATGAGCCATACAATCGAATATCATTCTTATCGGATATTTACAGGGGCGCACCGTCCAGCCAACAGACAATTGCAGCGTCATCAAGTCCGGCTGTTTCGCCCGCCCAAACTTTCTTGGGCCTTGGTGTAGGTGCTTTGTCTGCCGCGGCGGGCGCAAAAGAATCGGGGTTATTTTAAAATGATGAATCGTAGTCTCATGCAAAGACAAATGTTCAGAAATGGCGGGGAAGCTCTGAAGCCAATACCCGCTGGTAACAAAGGTCTTCCAAAACTTCCTCAACAAGTTCGTAATCGCATGGGTTACATGGAAGCAGGCGGAGCCGTTCCGCCAGCAGCTATGGAACCTATGCCGCCCGTTCCGCTAGCATCAGCCCAACCTCCCATGATGCCCGGAGAGACAATGGCAGCCACCCTGCCGGAAGATCCAATGCGTGACACGCTTGCCGCGGTTCAAGAAAACCTTGCAACGCTTGATGAAGCGGACAATGCCGAAGATATGATCAACGCTATCCGTGGTAACGAGTTGCCCCTCGAAGCGCGGTACGCGGAACTTGCTGAATTAGTCGGGCCCGAAGATGCAAAGCAGACGCCAGAGTCTGTGCTTGCTTTGGTGCAGCCCACTATTCTTATGAGTTTAGACCAAGGCATCGGTGCACTAGCGCAAGAAGAGATGGACGTTCCGGTAGAGGGGCCGATGGCAGAGGGGATCATGTCTACCGTGGCACCGCCCGCGGACCCCGGACCTTCGATGCCCATGCCAATGGGGGCACCTCCCGTAAATTTTAACCAAGGCGGGCTGGTCCGCCGCGGAGACAACCAGCCGGTTCAATACTTTCAAGATGCTAATCCAAACAGGGTTGCCGGAATGCCCTCCTCACCCTTGATGGATAGTTTTGAACAACGTCGAGATGTTTATCAAAGCGTTTTGGGCGATCCGTCAAAAAACATTGAAGAGCAAGAGCGCTTGACACGCGCACAAATGCTTTTCGACATTGCTCAAACGGGTTTGGCTTTTGCTGCACCTATGCCGGGAGAGAAGATAGGCATGAGTCCCGCACAGCGTTTAGCATTAGCGGCAACAACCACACAATTGCCGCAAACTATCGGAGCGCGGGCCGCGGAACTACAAAAGGTTAAAACTCTTGCGGACGAACAAAGGCGTTCTTTGGATTTAGCAGCATTACAAGCGGCTGAAGCAGAGCAAACGGCGCTCGCAAAAGCGCAGGCTGACAGAGACACCGCTGTGGTGAAAGCCCAACTGGATTTAGAAAAAGATTTAGCAGTTTTGGGCGCAAAAAACATTTATGAATTAGAACAACAAGAAAATCTTTTCAACCAACAAACAGAGTTACAAAATACTAGATTAGAAATTGAACAAAAAATTGCAAAATTGGAGCGAGATAGAAAAGAGCGACAAGACGCAATTACAAACGCGCAAGGAGAACGCAAGCTACAGTTGACGGCTGAGGCACAGGCGTTTGATGAAGTATATAAAAACGAAAAATTAGCGCTTGAGGGTTACGCCAAAAGGCTTACGGAATTTGGTACTACGACAGATGCAAGGTTGGGGGTATATTTCTCTGATCCAGAGCTTCTTGCTAAATACGCTGCGGGAACCTTAACCCCAGACGAAACAACAAAATTTAATACAATGCTTGCTCAGTATAATAATGAGAAAAAAGTTTGGGATGACGAACTTAAAACCTTCAAATTGAGTCCGGGTAATCCGTTGTCAAATGAGTTGATGAGCGCCATTGAGATGCGGCGCACAAACAAAACAGGGCCCTTGCCGAACATTGCGTATGTACGGGAGCTTAACAAAAGAGAGAACGAAGAAAAATCTGATCCAGAAAAGCCCGATGCTGTTTTCAGCAGAATAATGGAAGGCGTTGACGACCCAACGGCTGCCTTTGGTTCTGATGCATCGGGTAAAGATATAATAAACTCAGCAGTAGAATTTGTGACGCTTGGGTATGCAGGTGCGCCTTTTAAAGCCACCAAAGACGCGGTTACGGGTGCTCAATTCTTGAATACAAAAACTGTACAGACGTTTCAAAAAGCTGCTGAGTTACGGGACAGTGTGGCACAGTTAAATTTACTGAAAAGTCTTACAGCCGACCCCGCAGCGTTTTTCACAGGTGATGACGCCGCCGCATCCAAAATAAGTAAAATTATTGCCCTTGTAGATGAAGCAACTGATTTGATTGATACGACATTGAATGAATATCCTTTGGATTCCGCAGAATACACGGAAGCCAAGAAAAACAAGATTATTTTTGGTCAAATAAAAGCGGGTTACGAGGTCTTTGATAATGCGTACAAAATGCGTGAAGGAAGAAGCGAAGAATTAGAAAATGAAATGCGTGAAATATTAGGTCTGAACCCAAAACAATGACAGAAATTAATTTAAATCCTGTGACTATTGACCGCCCAAAAATGGAGCGTATCGTTGAAATATATGGTGGCGATGCTGCGGGAGCGGAAGCGGGGCTTGCTCGTCAATTAACGGGCGAGGTGGCGATAGATTACCCCGA